AGGACGAGTTTGTCACGGGTCTTGGAGTTCAATTCGTACATTACGCCGCTATGCCGTCACCCATTGGTCTACAAGACCGAGGCGAGTATCGCCGCAGCGGATCTGTAGACACCATCTCTTCTAATGGGATGATCTACAAGAAGGTAGGTTGCTTTACCGCCACTCTGGTAGGCAATGGCACAGGGAAGAATTTTTCCATTTCGGCAACCCAAGATGACTCTACGGCAAGATTAATCATGCCGAGATTTTACGATAAGAATGGAGAGGCGGCTGAGGGCGGAGTTATAAGGCCGACCGTTGGGGATCGTCTCTATCTAGCTGACAAGGATGCGGACACTTTTGTCAGTACATATCAAAGAATGGAATACAATGTAGAGCAGGTTGATCGCGCCCAATTCCCTATCTATGAAGTAGATTGTTTAGTGGATTCGAGAAATCTAGAATACAAGCAAGGTGTTGATTTTACTATTGATTTGGACGGAAATATCGTTTGGGGCTCTAAAAATAACCCCGGCCTTGATCCCGTCACTGGTAAAGGTCGAGTGTATTCTATAAGATACAAATACAGAGCGTTTTGGTACATCTCTAGGTTATTAAACGAGCTTCGGATCACCAATATTACCAAAAGCGACACAAGAACTCCCACTAGAATGCCATACCACCTTCAAATCCAGAGGGAGTACGTTTACGTTAATCAAAATAATGGGTCTTTACCAGCCCAAGTCACTGATACTACTACTGATAGGACGGTATCTGAACCTACGGATAGTATACCAGAGATCAGGGAGATAAAAGTAAATGCGTCGTAAGCTAGGATTCAACCTGCTTGAGAAGCTATATAGCCGATTCTTAACAAGAAGATGGCGCAGGAATACTAATCTTAGTATTTGGTACACTACAGTTTTCCAATGAGGAATAGAAGAATGAACAAGTCTGAAAAATTTTTACAATCAGTGATGGGAAAAGAAGCTTACGAGTCTCTTTTAAAGCACGACATCTATAAGCTTAACACCAATACAGCGGTATCCGAAAAAGAGCTTTTTGACGCTCTTCAGGTCGTTCCTGCCGCCATCCTAGCCTTTCTTAAGAAAGAGCTTTTACCCATGAAAGAAGGGGAAGGAAAGGTTATAAACCTTCCGATGGATGACGCTCACATGGACGTTACCAAGAACGGGATGGATGTCTATTCTGGATCTATCTATCAGTACGGAAAATTCCTTGCTCAGTTTAAGTTTCGTCCTTTGCCATCTGTTGGGCTAGTCCTTCTAACCACTTTTGAGCTTTACGACGTATCTAAATTTGATGCCAAGGCGTCTGACGAAGAACGCAGCACCCTAGCTGGCAAAATTGAAAACGCAGTTATGGCTAACGGCCAGATTAAACGTGACCAAAAAGAAGAAGAAACTAAACCTCTTAAAAACTTTTTAAACAAGAAAGTAGAAAAAAAAGAGTTTGAAATCATCAATCTAACTAAGTCAGACTCTGTCCGATGTCCTGACTGTGGATCTGGACTTGTCTCTGAGGGTATTTGGATAAAGGGTTGCTATTGTCTTGGTGAGGATCGCTCTAAAAAGGTTTATCTGACTAAATCCGAAAATAGAACCGTGGTTCGATTTTCCAAAAACTGGGATCCAGATAACATCCAAATGGTACTAGAACTGCTTAGGAAGAAAAATGAGTAGTAGATTGACTAAGGAACAGGTACTAGGCAGAGTTCGATCGGCGCATGGAGACACTGTTACTTGCGATTACTCTACTTTTATTAGTACTAAAAACAAATGTCGATTTGTTGACAAGGATTATGGGGAATGGTGGGCCTCTTACAATAACGTCGCAAATGGCTGTGGTCACATGATGCGAAGGGCGGAAGGCTGTAGGCTTAAAATTGCAGAAATTGAGCGGCGTGTTTTTAAAGCTCATGGAAATACGGTTTCTCTGGACTCGTCAACTTACAGAGATACCAGAACGAAGTGCCGATTTATTGACAAGGATTATGGAGAGTGGTGGGCATCTCCCTCCAACGTCTACGGACTGGGGAACGGACATAAGAAAAGAATGTCCGAAAAAAGAAAAAACACCTGTATGAGTAAGTACGGGTCTTTGAATCCAACTGGCAATAAGGATGTTTTACAGAAAAGGCATCTAAACAATATCGCAAAGTACGGCACCCCTCACACCATGCAGGTTCTCGAAATCGCCTTGAAGGGAGCTAAAAAACTAAATAATCCTAGCTATAAAACTCATTGGAAAACAGGGGAGCAGATTTTGTGCCAAGGAGGATATGAGCCCAAGGTAGTTGATTTTTTAAACAAAAACAAAATAAATTTTCTTTGGCAGTCAGAAGTTTTTAAAATGCCATGCGGTAAAACATACAGACCTGATCTTTTTTTAGTAGATGAGGGTAAGTGGGTTGAAATTAAAGGCTATATGAGAAAAGACGCTCAAAAAAAATGGGATTGGTTTAGTTTACATTTCAAGACAGCCGAGCTTTGGGGCAAAGATCAGCTAAAGGCTCTAGGTGTTTTATGAAAAATTTTATTTTAAAAACGAGGTTAATATGAATCAAATTTACGTCACTTTTGACTTGGACAACGCAGGCCAGCTAGTCGGATCCGCTATATTGAACGACGACCTAGAAAGCTTGGCGCAAGCGCGTGACGCCATCAATGGCGCTAACACTTCTGTGAAGGAATGGGTGAAATTTCATCAAGGCGAAATTATCAATATCGGTGGTGATGAAGGGGTTTTTTCTATCCCAGAAGAAGCTATTGATCATCTGGAAGATTTGAAAGCCCGAATAGAGAAAGCTGCTGGAACGACTGTTACAATCGGTTTTGGATCTAGACCGTCTGAAGCTTCGAAAGCACTTTTCGCTGGAAAGCTGAATAGTAAAGATCAGATTGTAGGGTACTCGGAAGAAGTAGAGCACTTTTTACATGACGCTCATCAGCACACCGTCCAAGGAGAGGCTTCGGAAGACGAGCTGAAAGTAGACAAACACTATCTTTCGCATTCGCCTGAATACCAAGAAAATAGTGAAGATGACCAAGACGCCAGCAACTTTGATGAAGAAAACCCAGAAGACTTCGTGCAAGACGATGGCATGGGTCAGGACACAGAAGAAGGTCTGACCGATAATCAAGATGAAGGCTTGGATGACGAGTCTAGCGAAGATCCACGATACATCATTCACGGCGAAGACGGCGAAGACGGGCAGCCAAACGACAACTCTGAAGAATGGCTTGACGATCAACTAGCTGAAGACCCAACTGAACAGGGAGCCGATGTAGAAGATATCGTCGCTGCTCCAGAAGAACAGAATATTGCCGAAGAAGAGCCTCTAGATATCGACCCAGATCTTGAAAAAGAAGATGAGGTTATGGATGACGGAACGATGGAGCCAGAACAAGATGATTCTATTCCTGCTCCAGAAGATCTTTCTGGCGACACTGAGATGGACGATCAAGCTGCGGAAGACCAAGGCTCTGAGCAAGAAATGGAAGCTCCAGCACAAGAAGCTGGATCTAATCAGGAGATCATGCAATCAGTAGCTCAAGTTCTTTCTGTTTTTAAAAGCAAGAAAGATCAGATAGAACAGATTAAACAGGCTGACCCTGAAACGTACGAAGCTATCACTGGTATGCTGCAAGTGATGGTTGGAATGGCTCAGGCCATGAACGGCGGAGGCCAAGAAGCCCCAAAGCAGTAGGGCTGGTTAGCAAGGGCGAGAAGTTGCCAGCCGTTCAAACCACTCGTCACACCCCGATACCGTCGCTGCCTGAGAACGCTATCAATCAAAAAGGGCGGATTAAGTTTAGAGATAAGCTTTCAGGCCGAATCAAATATCTAGATGCCAAGCTTGGCTTGGGCGTTGATGAGTTTGGCAACTATAGCCACAATAAAGGATAGATATGTCTTTTAGCGTAAACGTCAATAATTCTTCTCTAGGAAGCCTGTCGGACAACTTGAAAGAGAAGTTTATGGCCGAGCTAAAAAACATTATCGATCAGTCCGCTAATGCGGCTATGAGCCACGCCGTGTCTTTGGCGGATGAAAAGCTTAAGTCTAGAAAATCTCAATTCATTGAAAATTTAGAAATTCAAAATCATAGTGACCTATCGGTTTCTCTTACTTTGAAAAGCCCTGCACGATGGATTAACGACGGCGTTGATGGCCCTTACGATATGCGTGATACCTTATTAAAACGAGGTTACAAAACCTCAAAAGAGGGCCATCGCTATCGCTCCATACCATTCAAGCAAAGCAAAGCTCCATCCAATATGACCCCAAGGGAAGCTCAAGTGAATCAAATTTTACAATCCGCCTTGAAACAGAAAGGCATCCCTTATAAAAAAATCGAATATAACAAAGACGGATCTCCAAAGCTTGGCAGACTCCATACGATGGATATCGCAAGTCCGAAGCCAACTCCTAATTCGAAATTTCCGCAGCTATCAGGCTTGAATATTTATCAGCGCAAAGCTATGAGCGGAGCTGTAGAACGAGAGTCCATGACTTTTAGGACTATTTCTGAAAAAGGTCGAGGAACTTCTTGGATGAACCCGGGAGTTGCGCCTACCAAGATCATGGAGCAAACCGCAGAATGGCTTAAAAAAGAAATTGCAGAGGTTATTATACCAAGCCTCTTGAGGGATTTGAACAAATGATATTCGCTGGCGATATGGTCATCCGTAATTTAATCGATCTTTCCTTGCAGGATATGCGTAAAAACATATGGCTGTTTGACGATATCTTTAGCTCTTTTACAACCGATCCTTACTTGGCTGCGGCTGGGGCAAAGGAAATTGAGAATGCTAAAAATTGGTTTTTAAACAACCGTGTCGACGTTCTTTTACGATATCGAATCGATAAAGACCAGTTCCCATGCGTGACAGTCGGTCTTGGATCGTCGGTAGAAAAAGACGACATGAAACATTTGGCCGACCTTACTCCTTTTGTTGAGACCTTAATGCCAGCCGACATCGGAAAACCAATCCCTTATATGGTAAGGCCGTTTACCCCACTAGGGTTTGACGTTCAAACCAAAACCCTTTTAACCCCAGATACCGTGGATCTTGGTTATGTAAACGCTGGGATGATTCTAGTCAATCCTGATAATAGCGTGGGCTATGTAATTACTGGTACTAACTCTCAAGGAATCACTATCGCGCTAGATACCTCTCCAGCTGGTACGGTTTTTGGCGTGGTTCCTCAGTATCCTGTTTACAAGGTTCGTCGCGAGCATACCTTTTTTCAAGAAAACTATCAAATTGGATGTCACGTTCACGGAGACCCAGCCCCCCTTTTATGGCTACACGCTATTGTTTTATATAGCATTTTACGCTATCGCGAAGTCTTGCTAGAAGGAAAGAACTTTAGCCAAAGCTCGGTTTCTAGTACGGACTTGGTAGCGGACTCTAGTTTGGGCGGAGCGGCTGGCGAACTTGTGTACAGCCGTTTTATTAACCTGACTGGAATGGTTGAAAACTCTTGGCTTAAAACCCCTTACCGAGTGATCGAGAACGCTCTTTTGAGACAGGAGGACGGTATCAGGACGGGTATAAAAATTATATCTAATCTAGATAGTCCCCCAAGCCTAAATACCGTAAATGACCCTTGGATCACCGTCAAGGAATAGGAATCTAATGAGTGTGAAATTAAAAAAGTTCCTGTCCGCAAGACACATCAAAAAAGCTCAGTCTTTGCCTAGACCCGATAAAACGGATATGGTCGCCTCTATCGTAGCGGATTTGGACGATAAAAACAACAAGCCTAGCTTTCGTAATGAAGATCTCCCACAGAGCGGCAAAAGTGTTTTGAGAAAAAAGAACCCAACACAGGAAGTTTACGATATGAAGGTCGCTCAGTCTAACGCATCCCAAGGAACCCTTCCTAAGAGACCGTTGCAATCTTTTGTATCTAGCAGGAGATCTAAATGAGTTCTATTAAAAAGCTTGCAGAAAGCATTTCAAAAAAATTAAGTAAGTCGGAAATTGAAAAGGTTTGCCAAAGTCTGTCTGGAGCTAAAGATCTTTTAAAAAGTGGCGACAAGAAAGCAAGCGAAGCCAAAGCCGAAGAAGCTTTTTCTTTGATCAAATCGTCCATCTCTGACAAAAAAATCATCAAGACCTCTCTTTTGAAGTCTGATATGTATGAAGACGAAGAACAGCTAGATAAGAGCAATATCAAGGGTGTTCACGCTTCCATGAAAGATTTAGGTTACCACAAGGAAGGCGAGTCTCGCGCTGGGGCGTTTGCAAGAGCCGCTAAACAGGCTGGCAACAGTATCGACCGAGCAACCCGCCAAACTAAAAATTACAACGATGTCGCTGCAAAAGAACTTCACGCCGAAAAATTAAAAGAGCTTAAGTCTATGCCTAAACCAAACTTAGGAAAATCTCTTGCTTCTAAGTTAAAGTCTACGGTTGCTAATATTAAACACGGTGCTAAAAAAGCCGCTATGGGTGTGGATCATGCTACCGACAAATTCCTACTTCCCAAATTGGATTCAAGCTACAACAAACCCGCTGCTAAGCAAGAGATGGCGGAGAGACACTCTGCCGCTAAAGCAAAGCTTAATTCGGAAAAGCCGAACTTAGGAAAAGCTAAAGTTGACGAAAGTCTTTCTGACTATCAAAAAAAGAATGTAAGATCCCGTAGGAATGTTGATCGTATTTTCGAAGAAAACAAAGGTGTAAACCGCCCTTCTAATCGCGACCAGTGGATTAATTCTAAAACAGGTCGTACAGATCTAGGTGTATCCAGAGCGGGATCCTACCAAAGACATGGCGATGCTCCTTCTTCTAAGTTTGATTCCGAGTCAGGTATTGATACCGCTCGTCGAATTCATCAGGATGTTATCGCAGAGCAAAAACGTATGCCTAAGCCAAACTTAGGTAAAGCTAAAATTGATGACGGTTTAGGTTTGGAAGATAAGGTTCGAGGCCGCCAAGCTAGAAACTTAAGAGAAGTCAAAACAGCCCTTACCCCTACAGGTCAAAAAACTAGAACTCTCAGGTCGACAGCTCGTCGCCAGACAGATCTTGAAAACGGAATTCCAGTTTACGACAAGCCAGATTCAGAAGGCCGTATGATGCGCGTGAGAGGTGTTCCTGTAGAACGTCGTCAAGGCGAAAAGATTGTGGGTACTCCAAGGACTATGCAGAATGAATTGCGCAATCCTTTAAAAACTTCTACTGAAGCTACTTATGGTGTTCATATGCACTCTGGCTCTATGGCTGGGAAAGATCTTCCAGTCGGTGGCGGCAAAACTTCAGCCGCTCCAGTTTCTGCGGACAAAGAAGGAAAGTCTTATATTGTTGGCGGAAATAAGTCTCCGATTTTTAGACATCGCGCCGTTATGCACGGTCAGGAGAATATTCGTCCGAATCTTCCAAAATCAGAATCGATGAACAAAGCAGATCATTTTAAGCAAAGCATCCCGAAAGCTCAGGGTGCTCCAAAACTTCAATCTAAGCCGACACCTCCGCCTAAAATGCAGAGTGTTACACCAACTGTACCTAAACCGCCTAAGATGCCGAAAGTAAAGGGAATGTAATCTTATGGGTAGACCAAGAAAGAAGAAAACTTCTGAAGAGGTAGTGATGGAAGGCGTTCAAAAAAGTCGCGAGGAATACTTGCAAACCCTTGTAAATACTGGGGTTTTTGAAGCACCAAAAGCGAAAACACAATCTAATAGAGAGATGTTTTCAGAGTTTTGGGCTCGATATACTTTTGTGAAAAAGAAAGCCGCAAAACTTGAAGATATTATTTGGGCTCATTTAGTTTCGATTAAACACGATAAGCCTGACCTGTTTGAAGCAGGGATTAAAAATTTTGGATTATAAGGTAAGGAGATAGAAAATGGCCCAATTATTGCAAACGAGTTTTATTACAGCAGTAGCACCCGGTGCGTTCCCAAGCATCAGCGTACAGAATACCACAGGCGGCGCGGCTGCTTCTGGGATCGTTGCTATCATCGGTGAAGCGGACGCAGGATCAAGCTACATTGAAGACCAAACAAAAGATAATTTTTTCGGCCCTGACCAGTTTGACGCGATCGTTCGCAAATATAGCTCAGGCCATATCGTAGACGCTTTTCGCGCCTTGTCAGCTCCTTCAAACGATGTTAATATCGGCGGTTCTGTAACTCGTATTTATGTTGTTAAAACTAACGACGGCACTAAAGCGTCAGCGATCGTTGACACTGACTACGCAACTTTAAACGCTAAGAACTACGGAATTATCGGAAACCAGACTCGCTACCGCGTATCAAGCTTAGCTGCTGAAGTCGCACCTAGCGTAACCAGCACGGTTATCCCAGCTTTCGGCGCAGCTTTGAACCAAGCTGATTTCGGTATCCGAATAAACGGTGGCGCTTCTGCCACGGTAACTTTATCAAACACGGCTGGCGACCACGCCGATCGCGCTACGTTACTTGTAGAGCTTGCTTCATTGCTTCCTGCTGGCATTACTGCTACCGCTGGAACTGCCGCTGACACGATCGTTCTAACTGTGAATGCGGACGTTGGCGCTTACCGAAGAGGTTTTGGGAAAAGCTTGGAACTTATTGAAACGACTCCAGCCGATCTTGCAAAATTCGGATTAGTTGCTGGTATGTACACAAGCTCGGTTGAACCAGCTGTGTCTACACAGATCGTAAACGTAACAAATTCAATTAATGAAAACTGGCAGGCAACTTCTGATGTGGCTCTTCGCATCGGATATCAAGGAACTACAGCTACCGTTACCGTCACAGATACCGCTCTTACTACCTCGGTAGCTGGCGGATCTGGAGCTAACTTAAGCTTAACTCTTGCTGACTATCAAACTATCGGCGACCTAGCTACTTTTGTTAATCTTCAAACTGGCTACACAGCTTCGGTTGCTTCTTTTGCAAACCAGTTACCTCCTTCGGCATTAGATGAAGTTTCTGCCGCTGGTATTTGTACGACTGGATCTAGCTTAACTGCTGGTCGAATCAAGGCTGCGTACTATTTGTACGAGCGTTCGATCTCTCAAAGCTTGGCAGTTGATTTCGTGGCTGATGATGTGGACGGATTACCAAACCCAATGAGTTCTTTTGAATTCTTGTCGGGCGGAACCAAAGGCGTTACAACTGGTGCTGATTACGTTGCGGCTCTTGACACTTTAGAAGGCGTTGCGGTTAATTTCGTAGTACCTCTTTTCAGCCAAAACGCTTCTTTGGATATTATTGATAACCAGACTGAGTCTGGATCAACTTACACAATCGACGCGATCAACGCAGCGACTAAGTCTCACTGCTTAGAGCTTTCTACCCCTCGTTTGAAACGCAACCGTTTAGCGGTTCTATCAAACAAAGGAACTTTCTCGGAATCTCAAGGAAAAGCTCAAACTCTTGCTTCAGCTCGGGTTGCTCTTACTTTCCAAGATGTATTCCAAATTAACTCACAAGGTCAAGTTATTCAATTCCAACCTTGGCTTGGAGCGTGTGTAGCTGCTGGTATGCAGGCCGCTGGTTTCTATCGCGGTATCACAAACAAGTTTGCGAACTTGATTAGCTATACAGATCCTACTGGATTTAGCTCTGGTAGCCCTACAGATATCGATACTATGTTGCTATCTGGGATGCTAGGTCTTCAGCAAGACACTTCTGGAGTTAAATGGACTGCGGATCAAACTACATATACGTTTGATACAAACTTTGTTTACAACAGCTTACAAGCAATGTACGGAGCAGACTTAGTTGCCTTAGACCTTGCTGACAGCTTCCAGAAAGCTTTCGTTGGTCAGTCTTTGGCCGATGTGAGTGCCGCTTCAGGTTTAGCTTTCTTAAGCTCAAAAATGGAAACTTACCGCCGAATTCGTTTGATCACTGGATCTGATGATGCACCTGCGGGATTTAGAAATGCGAAGGTTAGTATTCAGGGACCGACAATGTTCGTGTCAGTGGAAATCCTCCTATCGACTTCGCTATACTTTATCCCAATTGAAATCAGTATCAGTCAAGTATCTCAGTCGGCTGGGTAATAAGGTTAAAAGGAGAATTATATTATGGCAAATTTACCACCAAACACACCAATTGATTACGGACAACCAGCTAACGTCGCAAAAGTCTTTACTGGCGCAAGAGCTGTTGTTTCTGTAGATGGCGTAGACGTCGGCATTTTCGAAAGCTGTAGCTACGGCGCAAATCTTATGACAGAAGCTGTCCACATCTTGGGCGCTTTTGTAACTCAAGAGATTGTACCGACAAGCTATAGTGAAGTAACTGTCAACTGCTCTGGGTTCCGCGTTTTAAATAACGGCCCTCACACGGTTCCAAAATTTCCACGGTTGCAAGATTTATTGAATCTTGGATCCGTTACCTTAAGTATTCGCGACCGACAGTCTGGACAGCAAATCGCTGAGATTATCGGCTGTGTACCTACAAGCTATAGCACTGGCGTAAACGCTCGTTCTAGCTCACGATTGAATATAACGTACATGGGTAGATTTGTATCCGACGAGGGTTCGTTTGGACAGGCTGAAACAAATAACCCTGCTATTCTTCCTACCCCATAAGGTATTGACTTTTAAGAATTTTTATGACATACTTTCTATATGAGAGCTTTGTCTAAAGAAAAGGTTTCTAGGTATGTATCCGAAAGAGGTTTCAAACTTCTTTCGGACTACGTTCCTAGCCAAAAACTTTACCTGTCATGTTCCCAAGGACATCTATTCCGCGCCTCTTGGTCTAACTTTAAGCACCGAAAATCGGGATGTGCAAAATGCAAGAGCGAGAAAAGCGCAAGATTACAGAAAAAACCCTATAAGGATATTGTCGCGTTTGCTGAGAAGAATGGACAGAAAATATTGACCACAGAGGAAGAATATCTGTCCAATAAGAGCAGGAAAGCTAATTATTTAAAAGTTTCTTGCAAGTGTGGTGTTAGCTATAAGACTCAAAGAACTATTTTTAAAGGCCGCTGTCTGGGCTGTATGGATCCGGTTCAAAGAGCTACAAAACTCAAAACCTCTTTAGATCAGGTTTTAGAAACCATCAAGAAAAGAGGGTACGAGCCTTTATTTTCCAAATACGAAAATTCAAAAACAAAGATATCTGTATCTTGTAGTAAACATGGATCTTTCGAGATTAGGCTTAATGATTTACAGCAGGGTCATGGGTGCCCATCCTGTGGACATACGGTTTCTATCGCTGAAAAAGAGATTGGCGAAAAGTTAGAAAGTAAAGGACTTTTAATAATAAAAAACGACAGGTCTGTATTGGACGGGTTGGAATTAGATATTTTTATACCTAGCCTAAACTTAGCTATAGAGTTCTGTGGAAATAAGTGGCATACCGAAGAGTTTGGTAAGGAGAAAGACTATCACTACAAAAAATATAAAGAGTGTCTTTTAAAAGGGGTTTCCCTTATCACCGTATTCGAGAACGAATGGTTGGCAAACAAGGAAGCTATACTGACCTCTCTTTTAGCTAAAGCGAAGATTCCGACAAACAAAACCTATGCAAGAAAGACAAAAGCGGTCGAGATAGATGTAAGACTAGCTTCTGAATTTGCCAATAAACACCACATTCAAGGATATAAGGGGGTTGCTCTGACAGCTTTCGCTCTTTTTGATCAAGACGAGATAATAGGGTGCGCCATTCTAGCAAGACACCCGAGAGACTCCTCTCAAATTGTTTTAAGTAGGTTGTGTTTTGGGGGAACCTTTGTTTCGGGTGGTTTCGCCAAACTTTTAAAAAAATGCAAAGAATGGTCTTCCTCTCGGGGGTATAAAACACTAATAAGCTGGTCGGACAATCGATGGTCTAGCGGATCTGTTTATCAGAAAAATGGATTTTATTTAAAAAGAGAACTCCCTCCAGATTATTTCTATGTCCTAAACGGTAAAAAAATTCTCAAAAAACAATCTGCCACAAAAAAACATCTTTTAAAGATGGGCGGATCTGGTTCCACTGAAAAAGAGATGGCTCTGTCTTTAGGCTACTACCGAATGTGGGATTGTGGTAAAAAAACTTGGTTTCTAGATCTTTAACACCCCTTGCTATAAAATAGCAATCTTATCTCTATCAAATACTCCGTAATAAGGTTTACGGTTTTAAGGAGAGGTAAGCATATGTTATTTAAAGAGAAATTACGGAACGGTACGCCCCCGATCGCACTTACTGCTGACGGAACCGCTGGCGGCCTACTCACACTAGCCACGATTGAAGGCTTGTACGTTAAACAAAAAATCAACCTATCGTCCAGTGCCGAAGACGCTGTCCTGCTTGAAATCAAAGCGTTCGAAAACAACGGCTCAATCTATGTTGGCGAAATTGGGAATATCTATACTAGGTATGATTGCTCTCGATTCCTATTGGCCGACAATGCAGTTGTCCAAGCTGATAATCAGCCGAGACCGGGCATTACGGAACAGGAAACTATTCGCGCCGTTTACCAAGAAGAGCCAGCCGTTGCCTTAAGAACAACTCAAGTTGACCGTTTTGGTAACTCTTTTGCAGGCGGAATTGTAAACGTAGCTTATGATGAAATTACTGGCACTTACCCAGATGGCGTTACAGAAGTTTATACATATCTAAAAGGCGGAGTTCAGGTCGCTGAAGTCACCGTGGTGTACACAAGTGGCGCTAAAACCCTTCTTGCGTCGGCGAATGTAACTTACCCATAAGGGGCTTATGTGTCGGTTAGATACAACCCTTTCACAGGCTGCTTGGAATTCGTGAACAGCACTTTGGTTGCCAGAAAGACCGTTTCTTTTACGGGTTTGGTAATCCCTGCGATTTTGGGTTCGGTCGGCTTAAACATAATTTTTAAATACAAAACAGTGTAGCAATCTTTGGAGATAACATGGCTTACCAATTCAACCCGTTAACAGGACAATTAGACATCGTAGGATCGGGCGGTGGCGGCGGAGGTACGGGAACCGTAACTCAAGTTGGTCTTACTATGCCATCGGTTTTCGCTGTCGCTGGTTCTCCAGTTACAACCGTCGGAACATTCGCTGTCACTCTGGCAACTCAGGCCGCCAATACTGTTTGGGCAGGCCCTGCTTCGGGAGCGGCTGCTACACCAACTTTTCGTACTTTAACTGCTGCTGATTTTACAGTGGGTGGTGGCGCTAATCGCGTATTGTTTATTGACCCAACAAACGTGTTTATCGACAACTCTGCGTCGTTTACTTATAACAAAACTACTACAGCTTTCAACTTACAATCTACCAACGTCGGTATCGGTGACATTGCGGGTAGCGGTAACGACACCAAAATACAAATATTAGATTCTCCTGGACGTATCACTAGCACTGCTATTGATAGAATGATTAATAATACTAACAGATTTTTAATCAACGACAACGCTGGTAACAATTGGTTTGCGTTTTCATCTACAAGTGGTGTAGTACAATTTGGTGATTTGGACGGAGCGGCAAACGGAACTTATGTTTCGTTTGATGATGGTGTACCTGAGTTTCTTTATGACGGCCCATTATTTCGAGTAAATGGATCTGGTCTTTCTTATAATAGTGTACTTTATTCAATGCCAGCGTCACAAGGAGCGGCTTCTACAGTTTTAACAAACGATGGTAGTGGAAATTTAACTTGGGCTGCTGGTGGTGGAGGTGGTATCACTTCAATTACAAACAACATTACGCCGACTACAAGTTTTAACGATAACCAGATTATATTCTCTGACGCCAATAAAACTCAGGGTAATGATAAATTTGCTTACGATGTTACAAGAAATTTCTTTTCTGTAACAAATGATACTGCCGAAAACTTTTTAATTGCGGACGATGACAACGGCCAATACCAATTAGGAAATGACACTACTGGCCCTTGTGTTTTTGTTTCTACCTCATTAGATCTAGTTCAGTTGGTGGCTACGAATCTTTCTTTAAACAACGTACAATATGTTTTCCCTGCTACTCAAGGTACTGCTGGACAAGTTCTTGCGATTGATTCGGTTGCCCTTGGTGTTGCCACTTTAGAATGGGCAGCAGGAGGCGGTGGCGGTTCTATTGAAAATGGTGTCACAACAACAACTTCATTCAACCCTAATCAGGTCATTTTTTCAGATGGCACCAATACAATTGGGTCAGACAGTTTTACATATGATGCCACAAGCGAACAGTTTCGAGTCAGAGACTCAAATGGAACAATTTTAGTAGCAAACCC